CTTACCGAAGCATTTCAGTATTACCTAATTCAGGCAACTGTTAATCTTTCGAAAGAAAAAGGTGCTTGTGAGTATAGCAGCCGAACAAAATATGGCAATGGCATTCTCCCGATTGATACATACAAGAAGGACGTTGATGAAATTGTACCTAACGAATTGAAGTATGATTGGGAGCATCTTAGAGAGCAGGTACTCAAATACGGGGTACGGAACTCAACATTGTCCGCACAGATGCCATCGGAGAGCAGTTCCGTTGTGTCAAATGCAACCAACGGAATCGAACCACCTCGCGGATACTTGTCCGTTAAGAAGTCGAAGAAGGGACCACTCAAGCAGATTGTTCCCCAGTATCAAACACTTAAGAACAACTATACGCTGCTGTGGGATATGCCTAGCAATCGCGGGTATATTCATATTGTTGCTGTTATGCAAAAATTCTTCGATCAAGCGATTTCTGGAAACTGGTCCTATAATCCAGAAAATTACCCAGATAATGAAGTTCCTACTTCAGTAATGGCACAGGACCTTCTAACTACATATAAGTACGGCTGGAAAACCAGTTACTATCAAAATACTTATGACCATAAGACTGATGAGGTTGAAGAAACCAAACAGTCTCTTGATAACTTAATTTCCGATATTCTAGACACGGAGGAGGAAGATTGTGAGTCTTGTAAGATTTAAAACAGGTTTGGAGGAAAAATCAATGGTCGAATCAATGACCGTTTTTAATCCTCAGGAAGTAGATACCAAAAAGCAACCTATGTTTTTTGGACAACCACTGGGAATACAGAGATATGATTCTTACAAATACCCAATCTTCGATAAACTAACCACACAGCAACTGGGTTACTTCTGGAGACCCGAAGAGGTTTCTCTTCAAAAAGATCGTAGCGACTATCATATGCTACGCCCAGAGCAAAAGCATATCTTCACCAGCAACCTGAAGTATCAGGTGATGCTGGACTCAGTTCAGGGTAGGGGTCCTGGTATGGCATTTGCTCCATACTGCTCCCTTCCTGAACTGGAAGCGTGTATGAAGGTTTGGGAGTTTATGGAGATGATCCACTCCCGTTCATACACTTATATCATCAAGAATGTTTATTCGGACCCATCTGAAGTTTTTGATACGATTCTGAAAGAGGATCGTATTATGGAACGTGCCGTGAGTGTCACTCAGGCATATAACGATTTCATCAACAGTGCCCAGCATTATGGTTCAACTAATGAATGGATTCATGCGTTAGAACAAGTACCATACGCACAAGAGGCAAGGTATGAACTCAAGAGAAAACTATTCAGAGCAGTTGCAAACGTTAATATTCTTGAAGGTATTCGCTTTTACGTCAGCTTCGCTTGTAGTTTTGCGTTTGGCGAACTCAAGCTTATGGAAGGAAGTGCAAAAATCATCTCACTGATTGCCCGTGATGAGAACCAACATTTGGTTATCACTCAGAATATTCTGAACAAATGGAAAGAGGGTGATGACCCTGAGATGGCACGTATCTCCAAAGAAGAAGAGCAATGGTTTTACAAGACCTTTGAGAATGCTGTCAATCAAGAAAAACTTTGGGCAGAGTATCTGTTCAAGGATGGTTCTATGATTGGTTTAAATGATAAACTTCTTCAGCAATATGTCGAGTGGATTGCCAATCGTAGAATGAAGGCAATTGGACTCAAACCACTTTATGATATTCCTGCGAAAAATAATCCACTTCCTTGGACTGAGCATTGGATCAGTTCTAAAGGTCTTCAAGTGGCGCCACAGCAAACGCAAGTGCAGTCATATATTGTTGGTGGTATTAAGCAGGATGTTACCAAAGACTCTTTTGCTGGGTTCCAGTTGTGATTGACATTAAGACTGAAATAGTGTATTATATAAATAATAATAGGTAAGTTCAGTCTTAAAATGAATAATTATATTCTTTACTACTACTTAAGGGAGGACTTTGGTTCTCCCTTTTATGTGGGATATGGGAAACCAAGAAGAATACACGCAAAACATTTGAGAAGTAATGGTGCAAATCTATTACCACCAAGAGAAAGAAGATGGGTTGTAAAATCTGGTCTTACTAAAGAAGAAGCAATAGAGTTAGAAATAAAACACATAGCACTTTGGAAAAGAGAGTGTGATGGTGGTGTATTATTAAATCAAAATCTTGGTGGTGAAGGAAAACCTGGAGGACAAAAAACAATAGGTTTTGGTGGCAGAAAACACACCGAAGAAGCAAAGAAAAAAATAAGCGAAAAGGTTGCTGGTAAAAATAATCCAAGATATGGTGTTAAACTTTCACAAGAAACAAGAAATAAAATAAGTCAAAATAGAGCACCAAAATTTGGAAAAGATAATCCAAACTCTAAAACTTGGAAAATCACTTCTCCAGAAAATAAAGAATATATTATTGTTGGTGGATTAAAGAAATTTTGTAAATCTCAAAGTATTTCTTATGCAACAATGAATGCAGCAATACTTTATGACAGAAAAGGACCGAGAAAAAATGGATGGTCAATTGAGAAAATTTAGAGTATCACTACCTGAAGATGAGTGTGTGATGAAACTTCAGGAGTATTGTAAGTTTTCTTCTACTTTACTGAAGATCCCTGTTATTAAAAAACCATTATGTATTGATGCAAACTGCCACAATAATGTAAATCATTATGTGAATACTTATGGCGGAGAAAAGATAAGTGGATACTATTTGATTACAGATACTGAAGATGAAACTTATGGATGTGCAATATATCATAGTATCTGGAAAAATACTTATGGAGATCTAGTTGATATAACTCCATTTGAGGATGGTAGAGAATATAATATGTTTTCCGTTATGAATACTACAGAATATTACTCTGGGGTTGCATATGATGGAAAAAGATATAAATTATTAGAACCAGGACTTAACATAATCTAATGTTACCAAAGATACTTTCTCAGGATTCCAACTATGATGAATGGTGCGAACAGGAAATCCTGAACGCATATCAGGAAGCGGCAGAGTGCGATGAGTTTCTTTTTGGAGATTATGATTATTCCAAAGAATGGTTGGGTAAATGCAATGACGATGTGAAATGAGGGTCTTCGGACCCTCTTTTTTTATAAATAAAATTATAGAAAAATCATAAAAGAAAAGATGTCTAGACTTACAGGTAATGAAGTTGCAAATATGATGGAAGCATATAGTGCTGTCTATGCTCCTCAACAAGAAGAAGTTGTAGAAAATGTTGAGAAGATCGATGAAAAAATGGATGTATTTTCTACACCTGCTATGAAATCTGCACAACAACAATCTGCCACTCAACTTTTGACAGGTAAAAAACCACCAGCTAAACCAGATTATCTTAAACCAGCTGTAACTGCAGGAGCAGCAAAGTTCTTCACTAAACCAGGTGCTGAAACTGATAAATCTTGGGAAGTCGCTAGACAAAAAGCTGGTGTATCAAAACCTACACGTCCAGCAGGTTCAGGTAATCCTCCAGCAGGTTCAGGTAATCCTCCAGCAGGTTCAGGGAATCCACCAGCAGGCACTAAAACCGCTCCTGCTGCCTCTTCAGTCGTTCTTGCCAAGCAAGGTGGTGTAGAAGGTAAATTAGATAAGGCAACTGGTAAATTCACTGCAGGTGCCTTTACAGGTGCTGAGAAAGAGCGTTATGTTGCTCGTGGTGGTAGTGCTGCTCCTTCTGCACCAAAACCAGCGGCACCAGCACAACCAAAGATTAAACAAGATGTCGCTGATATTAAAGCAATGCAAACGGCTTCTCAGATGAGACAGGCAGGTGCAAATGTTACATCAGACCAATTAAAGACACCACCATCAACCGCTGTTAATACATCACAAGCGACCGCAGCAGCATCTAATCTTAAAGCACCAGACCCCGCCACAAAATTCTCACAGGGAACTGCTGCAACCCCTAAACCAGTAGAGAATAAACCAACAACAGGTTTTGATCTTGCTAAAAAGGGTGTAAATCTTCAATCCCAATCCTTTGATATATTTGATATCATCAAGGGTCATCTTCTTGATGAGGGTTATGCCGAAACTGAAAAAGCAGCTCTTGCTATTATGGCAAATATGGGTGAAGGGTGGAAAAAAGAAATTCTTGATGAGATTGCACCTGCATTACTTGCTGGAGGTGTGCTTGCTAGTGGTGCTTTAGCGGCTATGGCAGCAAAAAATAAAATTGACAGAAGCAATGCTGCCAGAGCAAATACTAATCCATTTGCAAATCAACAAACTAAACCACTTCCTAGCACTCCTTCACCATTTGCTAAACCAGCAAGTAAGGATGACAGTGGTAGATTAACAACCTATGGTGCTGGCGGCGGTGCTGCAGCAGAAAAAACAGGTCAAACTCGTGCCCAAGTTATGCAGCAAGGTGGTAAGAATCTTGAAAATAAAAACAAAATCAAACCAGTAAATCAAGGAACAGATTTCGGTCGTTGATATAATCATAACATAATTCTAAGCACCTCTTGACAGGGGTGCTTTTTTATTGCTAGAATCGCTTTGCTAGGGTTGAAGATAAATAATAGCTCATAAAGATTCTTAGTATGAGTTATGAAAACCCTTGGAGATTCAATGGGGAAATTTTTGAGTCTTCTGATATTCAAGATAATTTTGGTTTCGTTTATCATATTCACTGTAATAAAACTGGTCGTAGTTATATTGGTAGAAAGTATTTCTGGTCTTTCCGCACACCAAGAGGAAAATCTAGAAAAGTTAAGTCAGAGTCCGATTGGAAAAGATATTACGGCTCCTGTCCTGAACTCAAAGCCGATATTGACATTTGGGGAAAAGCATCCTGCGACAGAAGAATACTTAGCCTCCATAAAACAAAAGGACAGTGTAACTACGAAGAAACAAAACAGCTTTTCCTAAATAATGTGTTGATCGAGTCTCTTGACGATGGGAGTCCAGCGTATTACAATAGTAATATCCTAGGACGCTACATGCGAAAAGATTATGGAAATTTTGGAAAAGACTCTGAAACAATCACATGATTGGGCAGTTGATCGTATTCATACTCTCTGTGAAGAAAACTGTTTTGAAAATGCCCATGCGATTCAATCTGAGTTTAGTGAATGGTTGAATCCGAATATTCCAGAGCATGATATTTTCTCATTAGAGTTCATAGGAGAGGAAGATGACACTTGACCTTCACAACTTTTTTAAGTTTTACGACGAAAAAAATTCAAATCACGTAGCAGCAGTACAATGGTTAGAGGATAACCTGCCTGCTGAGTTTTTAGACGATGCAGAAACTGATTGGATTGGTATTTTTAGAACAAAACCACCAACTCCAGCAGTTCTTGAAGTTCCATATTTTAACCAAGTAGATAACTACAGAGATGCACATAGAACGTGTAACTCTTCATCGTGTGCAATGTGCCTTGCTTTCCTCAAGCCAGGAAGCATCAAAGGTGATGATGAGTATGTCAAAAAAGTATTTGCGATTGGTGACACGACTGACCATGCGGTACAGACAAAAGTTCTGGCAGGTTATGGAGTTAAGTCACACTTTAGCTATAATCTTTCTTTTGCTGACATTGATAAGAGTCTTGATGCTGGGAAACCTGTTGTTATTGGTATCCTGCACCGTGGTCCTTTATCTGCTCCTACTGGTGGGCACATGTGTGTAGTCATCGGTAAGACACCAGATGGTAAAGGATATTATGTCAATGATCCATATGGTTCTTGCAATGACAATTACACTGGTCCAGTAACAAATGGTAAGAAGACCATTTACACTAAGGCAATGCTGAAGCACCGCTGGTGTCCAGGAGGGAACGATGGCTGGGGAAGAATCTTCGATTAATTTCAAGAGGAAAATCTTACAAAAGATTAAAGACCTCACAAATCACGGCAGACACGTAGAAGCACAACAACTTTATTCAAAGTATTTCGAAGGAGACAACAATGGCAAGAGTTGATTTACACAATTTCTTTCAGTTTTATGATGAAAGAAATCCTAACCATGTCAAGGCAGTTCAGTGGTTAGAAGATAACCTACCAGTCAAGTATCTAGAAGATAACGTAGATTGGGCGGAGATTTTTAGAGGAAAAAAGACTAGTGCTGCACCAGCCCCTGCCGCTGCTGCAGCTCCTGTAACAGGTGGTGATGATGTCCCACAAATGGGCATTAAGTTAATCAAAGAGTTTGAAGGATGTCACCTAAAGGCATATCCTGACCCTCTTACAGGGGGACTTCCAATCACAATCGGTTGGGGTTCCACCCGCAAGAAAGATGGTTCAGCATTCAAACTTGGTGATACCCTTACACAGGCAGAAGCAGATGCACTTCTGATTGAACAGTGCAAGAAGGAGTTTCTTCCCGCATTACGCAAAATCCCATATTGGAGTGAAATGTCAGATGGAAAAAGAGGCGCTCTGCTCAGCTTTGCTTATAATCTCGGTGCTGGTTTCTACGGTGGCGATAACTTTAATACTATTACTAAACGCCTGAAGAATAAAGAGTGGGACTTAGTGCCCGATGCTTTATTCCTCTATCGCAATCCTGGTTCAAATGTAGAAGCAGGACTAGCACGTAGAAGAAAAGCAGAAGGCGAGGCTTGGAAAAAAGGATAACTAAATAGTTGCAATCATTACTGATTCTTGATCTTAACTGGTCTGAATCTACATAGCCCGAGTCCTCTGGACTTGGTGAATACTTTACTTTTAAACAAAACTTCGGTTTGTTTCGTTTAGTACACACTGAGTCACAGAGGATTTTTATGTCTTACGCCACAAAGGCGCTCGCTGCAGCGTCTGCTTTGTTGATGGGAAGTAGTGCAATCGCAGCACCATTGGTCCTAGAAGGAAACTACGTCAAGATTGGAGTTAATGATGCTGGAACCGTTGGTTCTGGTGGAGCAACTTCTCCTGGTATTCAGTATGATTCAACTGGAACCGCAACGTTTAATCCAGCATACGATTACCTGACTCCTGGAAATCCTTTTGAAGGATTTACTGTTAAAGGTAAAG